GGTGGCGGCAACTGCGTTAGTGACGATTGGTGGCACGATTGCAGCGGGAAATACAGTAACACTGACTCTCACGCAGGGGCAATTGCCTAGCGGGGCAATTAGTGCGACTTATACTTGTGTGACGAGTGATACAGTGCAGACAGTTGCAGAAGGCTTGGTCACGGCGCTGAATACGGCGTTGAGGGCGGCTAATATTTCTACTGTTTGGGCAACATCTGGTTCTGGTAGTTCTGCACTTGAGGCGGAAGTTATTGCTAACTGGAATGGTCCACTGGGGAATTTTGCAGTCTTGAGTGGGACTAATACTGGAAGTATTTCTTTGACTTTCACTCCCTCGAATGGTGCGTTGTCGGGTGGAAGTGGTGCGGTGGTATGCGCCAATAATTTTAACTATAGTTACAATGGCAATACCATGGCTTTCTATTATGGCCAGGCGTATAATCTTGACAGCGATATTCTTGTGGCAATGGTGTCGCAGGATAGGCCGATGGTGTAAGATGATAGTTGTTAAGGAAGATTTTCGACTGCAAGTTGGTCCGGCATTGGAGACTTTCCGTGCTGGGCTGGTGGTGAAAGATGAGCAGTTGGCCCGAGTGTTACTTGCAGCACATGTGCCGGTTGAGGAAGTTGATGAAGATGATACTTTGGTGCAGTGCCCACATTGCCGTAGGCACTTTACTGTGACTCATGCTGTAGCAGCGGAGGACTAAGGCTATGGCCCTAAACTTCGCGCAGAAGTCGGGTATTCGTAGGCATTTGGATTATCCAGTAGCGGGTCTATTGCAAAATTCTCCCGCAGGAGGTTCGTTGGGAAGTGCATTTGTTGGCTATAGGTTTTTGCAAGCCTATGGCCGATTGGAATGGAAGATGAATAATCTCAATCCGGATGAGGAAGCAAGACTCGTAGGATTGGGCTATGCTGCGTGTGCCTTGGTTGGGCCAAATCCGAATGCTGGGGATCAGATTAGCGTAACATTAAGTGGCGGCAATATAACATCTCCGCAGGTGGTAAGTGCTGCAGCACAAGCGGGTGACAACCAAGCAACGTTTATTTCTCGTTTAGCTGCCAATGCTGCACTAAATACAGTGTTGCAAGCTGCGGAGGTAAATGCAGTTGCGCCATTCGGGACCGGGCCGTTCAATCAGATGCAGGTGCCTCTGGCGGAGGTTGCGTTTACAAGTCCGGTGGGGTTCACTATCGGGACGCCAACATCGACAGGGGTCTTGTTTCCGCAAATCACTGCTAGTGGGTCACAGTTGGCGCCATCATCTCAGATTGACGGAGTGAATACTTATTGGGGGTATCTTGCGATACTTGATGCACTTGAAGGGGCATGGGCCGCAACCAGCCAAAATCTTGACACCATGGCCGCCGGGCCGTGGAAAGCGCGGGCAAATGAAGCCGGGCAGAGATTGTCCCTTTACAGGAACTGGCAAGAAAGACTTAGTAAGTTCCTCGAAATCCCAATCTTTGAAGGGAATGAGACAGGAACAGGAAAAGCCAAGTATACAGGTGCGTTACGGTTTGCTTGAGGATGACGAGGAATGGCCACTGTAACGTCAATTCAGCAGAAGATTAATAAGGGCTTTGCTAAAGCAGCGACTGTGCTGGGCGATGAGTATCAGTGGTATCGGCCGAGTGGTGTTAACATACCGGTGTCAATTACGAATTATATGGGAGTTACGAAGGCACAGTTTGCTCAGGATAAGGGCTTGACGTTTACTGCCCCGGCGGATTTTACAACTGCTGATAGATGGTATGCTTTTACACAGGTTGATGCTTTGCTTGAACCGGGGGATTATTTAGTTGGGCAGCAAGGGACATATTTCATTACTGATATTGAGCGGTTTGTTTCCATTCATGCAGTATGGACAAATAGAGTTATTAATTTAGGGCGACTGTCGAGCACACTAACACCAGGGGCAAATGGTGGCTATAGTGGGGCAGATATTTCCAATCCTACGCCGATACTCACACAATGGCCTGTTTCATTGCGAGTGCCTGGAAATAGTGGTCGAGCACGTGATCCGAAGATGGGTTTGCCTACTGACGCACTGACGCAATTCTATCTGATAATTTTGCCGCCGTCTGCGACACAGCAGATTATCAATGCAGGGCTTGGAATTAGTGCAGAGGCTGCAATTTTGAAGTGGAATGATTTAATTACAGATGATCTGGGTAGAACTTATGTGGTGAATGGGATTGAGATTACACCGCTGGGAACAAGATTGGTAGTAGAGATGTGGCCGACATGAGTAGTGAAGTTGTGCAGTTTAAGACAGCAGAAACTCCTGCAAAGGATGAGATATTAGCTTATTTACAAGAATGTATAGAGGAAGTGAAAAAGGGTGAAGTGCTGGCTTTGGTGCTTATTCCAATTCATCCTAATAGGCATTTTTCTATAAGAAGTGTTGGAGACATACGAATGTTGGAATTGGCTGGGCTTCTAGGTCGGGCACATTTTGATGCTTTAACGGCATTGGAAGATTAAGACTAATGGCAGATGCCTACCAGGTAGAGGCGGCTATAGTTTCTTACCTGGGACTGTTTTTTTATCCAAATGGCACGACGCAAGCTTCGACTGTGGGAGCAACAGTCAATATTGAACGCGGATGGCCTACTGAAGCAGATATTCAGCAGGCTGTTAGCAAGAACATCGTGATGGTGAGAGTTTTAGCGATACAGAGACTTTCTCGCGATGTGACTCGTTATCCAAGACAATGGCAGGATCAGCCTGAGCCGGTGTTGACTTTGACAGCAACATTGGTTGGATATGTTATCACCTTTTCTGGCATACCTGCTGTTGGTCAATTTATTGGTGTGACCTCGCATGGTATAGGTTATGCCTATCCGGTATCAAACTCGGATAATCTTAATTCTATTGCAACTAATGTTGCCAATTTAATCTCTGGTGCTTCATCCGCAGGAGCCACTATTACATTGCCAAATAGCAATGCTCTGCCTGAAGTTGCTATTCAGCAAGGTGGTAATTCCCAAGTTGAAACAGCAAGAATAATGCAGAACTTTTGTCTTGCTTTCTGGTGCCCGAGTCCAGCATTGAGAGATAGCTCAGTGGCACTGGCAGAGGCTGGACTTACATATGTCTATAGGCTGAATTTAGCAGACGGATCAATTGCAACGCTGTGCGATATAATGTCTACAGGTGAAGATGATGTGACTGGCCGTTCGGGAGAATGGCTGAGGGAGATCAATTTAGTATATGATTTCCCAGTAGAATATGTGACATTGGTGCCGCCTGTGACTGTTGCACGCTTGACCATTGCAGAACAGCCAGCATCGCCTTTGTTATTAAATGCCAACGGTAATCCAATATTGGATGCTAATGGCAACTTTATTCTTACTGGCACAAATCCTGTGCCTCCAACAGAACTCTATAGTGTAGAGGAATAGACCTATGCCCATCTATCCTGCTGGCAGTATCAATACCTCCGCACTAGTGGTGCCCGATTTGTATGTGCTGATTGTTCCGCCGCAGCCTGCAATCAATGGTGTGCCGAGTAATATTGTTGGAGTTGTAGGTGGTGCTTCGTGGGGGCCACTGAATAGTCCGATCCCGATCGGGAGTTATTCAGAGTTCCAGACTTATTTTGGTGCACTGAATAATGCCACTTATGATGCAGGCACGGCGGTGGCGATTATGCAGCAACAGGGAGCAAGTGCTTTCTCTGTTGTGAGAGTTAGTGATGGAACGGATACGAAGGCGAGTTATACACTTGGAACGAGCCCGAGTGAGATTACATTCACGGCACTATATAGCGGCACAACGGGAAATAGTATTAGTGTTATAATTAGTGCTGGCGGTGCAAGTGCCAGTTGGAATGTGAGTGTTGTTCTTCCTGGTGTGTTGAATGAGCTATTTGTTAATATTACTGGGATGGGTAATGCATTCTGGGTAAATGTGGCAAATGCTATTAATAATGGGCAAGGCCCGCTGAGGGGCGTGAGTCAACTTATCTCTGCGACTGCTAGCACAGGTGTTACTGCAGCTACAGCTGCGACTTATAATCTAACAGGCGGCACAAATGGAATGAGTGGGCTAACTACCACGACAGAAGTTGGGACAAATGGTGTCCCTCGCACAGGAATGTATGCGTTGCTGCAGCAAGATATTTCGGTTTTGCTTTTGGCAGATGCTACGGATCAGACACAGTGGTCTACAATTTTGGGCTTTGCCTTGACGAATGGCATGTATGCTATGGTGCCGTTTGCTGCCGGGACTAGCATTTCCACGGCTATTACTGATATCCAGTCAGATGGGCTGGATAGTTTCGGTATAAAGGCAATGCACGGAGACTGGCTGTATTGGTATGACCAAGTTAATCAACTGACCAGACTGGTTAGCCCGGCCTCATTTGCAGCAGGGAAGATTGCAGCACTCGACCCGAGCCAGAGTTCCTTGAATAAGCAGTTGTTTGGAATTAGCGGTTCCCAGACTGCAGGGCTTGTTGGCTCGCCGCAACAGTATACCTATTCCTCAGCAGACTTGCAGGCACTCTTTAGCGCTGGGATTGATGTAATCTGCAATCCAGCTCCCGGTGGTGCATATTGGGCAGTGCGAGGGGGAATCAATACTTCTCTCAATGCTGCAGTTAATGGGGATAATTATACAAGATTGACAAATTATATTGCCTCAACATTGAATGCTGGCCTGGGCATCTTTGTCGGGCAGAAAATTACATCGAGTATGGATCAGTCGGCAGTAGCTACTATTGGTAGCTATTTGTCAAATCTATTGCAACAGAGTTTGCTTGGTGATCCAAATCAGACACCATTGCCGTATAAGGTGATTGGCGGTCTTGGTGCTGGCACACCAAATCCACAGTCTCTGACAGGTCTTGGTTACTACCGCATCAATGCGGCAGTGACTTATGCACCTATTAACAGGTTCTTCATCGTGGCCCTTCAAGGCGGCCAGACTGTTGTTACGAGTCAGTCTCTCGTGTAAGGAATTGAGCCATGAGTGGAACAACTACAGGGCCGATTACTACGTTTGGTGTTGGTAGAGATATAAGTGTTGTGGTTATCTCACCAATAGGGGTAAGACTTGATCTGACAGGCCAGATCGAGATTAATTGGCGAGCGCGTTATGAGCGAGTAACGCATGAACCAATCAATAGCCCAACAAGGGAAAGATTTCTCCCAAACGGGCATGACTGGTCGATGTCACTCGAACGCCGAGGACCTGCCAATGAGGCACTGTTTAGTGCTATTGAGGCAGGTTATTGGGCTGGCGGGTATCCCAATGGCACACAGGATGGGGGGAGTATTTATGTATATGTAAGTGAAGTAAACGGTTCTACGACTATCTATCAAGGCACGAATGTGAGTATGTCTATGCCTGATCGTTTGACTGCTTCGCAAAAGACTGCAATTAAGCAGACAATCGAAGGATTTGCTTCAACCTTTAGCCCAGTGTGAGGAATGAATGGCTACTCTTGAGAAGGTAATTAAGGGTAAGACTTACGTAGTTCGCCGGCCAACGCTTGGAGATCAGATGCGGATCATGCGGATGGGAGTTTCATCTGGCGATCAGGCATATTTTACAAGCGCAGTGTTGGCATATTCGATTGATAGTATTGATGGTGTGCCGCTACCAAGATGTAAGAATGTAGATCAGATTATCGAAATTGCCGATCGGATTGATGATGCAGTGGAAGAGCTAGTGCAGGCACTGGAAGATTGGCTTAATCCAGTAAAGGTGCTGGAGGAAATAAAGACCGAAGCAAAAAACTTGCCGAGCACCCCGTCTTCATAGAGGTTATGTTCTTAGTTAAGAACGGGGTGCAGGAAGATATTGCTTGGAATTTGGACGATGCCGAGAGAACAGCGAGGTGTGTAGTATTTGCTGGCTTTGAAGATCATGATTTTGACTGGCATACAATGCAGTTTGTTATAAAGAGGTAGTTATGAGTGCTTTGTCGCTACTGGAGCTTGCAGAGCTGCTAACTTTGCAGGGAGCAGAGATGGTAGGGACAGTTGCAGCTGCAATGCTAGAGGCTGGGGAAGAGGTTAAGGTTGAAGCTAAGAAGATGATCGGGCATCAGCATCCTGCAGCTATGGGGCCATTTGAGGGGTGGAAGCCCCTGGCACAGAGGACGAGACTTGAAAGAGTGGCACTTGGTTTTTCGGCTAATAGACCGCTACTTCGCACAGGCGAAATGCGAGATAGTTTGGAAGTTAGACTGATTGATGCTATGGAAGTTGAAGTCGGGTCGGATTTGGATAAGGCTTTGTGGCAGGAAAGAGGCACAAAAGGGCCAAATGCTGGCCCGAGTGGATATCACATCCCGCCGAGGAGTTTTCTTGGTGCAGCTGCTTGGATGAAAGAAGATAGGATTGTTGATATACTCGGGGTGCATATCGAGTCGTTGTTGGTTGGTGGTAATGTGCCAAATGTGAGGATAAGATAATGGCCTTGTCTTCACTGAAAGTTGCCGTCAGACTCACAGCAATCAACGGCATCACACCGGTTTTGAATAAGATTGCGCGTGATGTTGTTGGACTTGATAAGAAAGTCAATATTCTCGGCATGCGTTGGGGAAGATTGAAGATCGCCGCTGCGGGTGCTGTTGCAGTGATGGGTGGTATTGCCATGCTGAAGGCCGTAAGTGTTATGGCCAGATATGGTGATGAGATTAGACAAGTCGAGACGAATTTAAGAATGATGGGTGTTTCTGCCAGAGATGTGCAGAGAACAATGTCTGCGGCGTTTCGAGTAAGTCAGACAGTGCCGGGGATTAGTTATGGTGCTGCAGGAAATTTAGGCACAACTCTAACGTCGATCTTTGGTCCGATTGGTGCTGGGCCAGGAGAAGCACGTAGGGCATTGCCAGGCACGGCGCAGGCCGAGTCAATATTGAATTACTTCGGTTCGGGTGGCGAGAGCAACCTGAAGATGCTTCTTAAGGCAGTAGAAGCCAGTGGCGGTGCCACTAAAACAGTCAACGGGCAAAGAGTTTTTAGTGTTTCTCGGTATCAAGATACACTTACTCGTGCTATTCAGGCGATTGTTTATTCGCGGGGGATTTTGACTCCTGCGCAACTGCTACAATCCACAAAACTTAGCTTACCTGGTGCGGTTCAGATGCAGGTAAACCCACTTGCAATGTGGGCTGCTATGGGTGAGTTGACACAGGTATTAGGTCCGACAGCCGGTCGCGGCGTTGGTATGGCGTATCAGCAGTTGCTGGGTGGGAAAATGCCCAGACCAATGGCATTGTTGATGCAAGCAGCAGGAATGATTAAACCTGGCTCGTTGCAGTATATGGGTGGCGGGACGGAGTTGCTTAAATATGGAGGATTGAAGGGCACTAAGGTGCTGGAGAAGGAGGGGATATTAGCTTGGGTTTATAAGATTCTACAGCCGACTTTGGCAGCTCATGGGCATAAGAGCACAAATAGCCAGATGGAAGCTATAGAGCAGATGTTTAGCTCTAGGCCGGAGATGAGGTTTATTGCAACGCTGATTACGAACAAGCCACAAATTGAACGCACTATACAAGCAATGAAGAATATGCCCAAGTTACTGGGTTTGCTTGCAGATGTGATGAATACAGTTAAGGGGCAGACAAATGATTTGACAGCCGCGATGCAATCGTTAATGCAGGTTTTGGGCGGCCCGGCTGCACAGTTGGCAATACCATTCCTGCAAGGATTGACGAAGAATATTAAAAGTATTTCGCTCTACATGCACAATAATCCTGCTGTTGCACATGATTTGGTAGGAGTATTGGCAGGACTTGGCGGAGCATTGGTAACGCTTGGTGGTGCAGCAGTATTGGGTGCGCTTGTATCCATGGTCGGGCCTGGAGGTTTGATTGTAGCATTGGCAACAGGCTTGACGTTGCTTTCACGAGCACTCAATGGTATGCCTTCGTGGATCATTGATGCAATGACAGGAGCAGCGGTAGGAGCTGCAGTTGGTTCAGTTATTCCTGGTGTCGGAACGGGTGTAGGAGCAATTGCTGGGTTTGTTGGTGGCGCACTTTGGAACCACCCGCCGAAGGGATTTTCAGCAGGAAAGACATTGGGACAGCTCACACATGCAGCTGCACAGGCATATGGTTTGCCGGAGAATTTTATCCGTGCCTTGATTGGAGCGGAAAGTGGCGGTAATGCTAATGCTGTCTCATCTGCCGGTGCCGTGGGTCTTATGCAGCTTATGCCAAAAACTGCAGGGGCACTGGGTGTGACAAATGCTTTCAATCCGGCACAAAATATTTTCGGAGGAACTAGATATTTCGAGATGATGCTATCCTACTGGCGTGGAAATTATAAAGCAGCCGTAGCAGCATACACAGGGGCGAGTTCGTCGAGTATCAGAGACTATCTACGGACAGGTAATTTGGGAGCATTACCGGCGGATGCAAGAAGGGATATTATGCTTACCTCACCATATATGCCTGGGTATAGATCACCAGTAGTGCCACCGCCTGCGCCGAAAACTACAGGTGACGATCCAGTACATAAGGTGCATGTAGTCAATGGTAAGGATATCGCTCACGGCGTAACAACACATATTAGACGTGGAGTAGACTCAAATCCTTCGGGTCCAAGTGGCTTCAATAGTCAAATGGGCTTCTCCCCGCCTGGGCTGGCGTATGGGCCGAGTGGGCCATGAGTGAGTTTCTGGGAATTGTATCGGCTCTGGCTACACTAGCTGGTAGTGGCCCGCCGGTTGTGCTTGGCCCTGTTGTTTTTAATGATATCGAAGTTCCGCAGGAATTGCCATGGGGTGGTTCACAACAACTTATTATTCACAAGCTTCCTGGGGGTGCACGCGTAGTTGACGCAGTTGGGCGTGATGATCTGGATTTGGCCTGGACAGGATATTTGGAAGGGCCAGAAGCAATTGGAAGGGCATTACAGCTCGATCAATTGCGAGTTTCAGGTTTGCCTTATCCTCTAACTTGGGATAGTTTGAATTTCACAGTTATTGTAAGAGAGTTTATTGCACATCAGAGACACGCTAACTGGATACCATATAGTATTAAGTGTGTGGTGCTGGTTGACAATTCAGCTTCTTTTGGTATTGGCGGGCAGTCTTTATTGGGTAGTTTGGGCAATGATTTAGCAAGTGCATTGAATGTGGCTTTGCCTGTTATACAGACTGTGCAAACTGCTATTGGTGTAGCACAAACAGCTCTGGGTGTAGTGGGAGCTGTTACAAAAGGTGGAGTAGGATTTACTAATACGCTCTTGGCATTGTCTACAGCACAAGCTGCTGTTGGAGATGCACTATCTATATCAGATGGAACTTTGGCAGGAGTGGCTGGAGGTGTAGCAGGAATTGCTGGGATATTGGGGACTTCCAGTGCGCAAGTAGCAGTTTCACGGATTGCTACTTTTGTGGGAGCGGCCGGGCAGCTTGCTGGAACTCTATATCAAAGTGGGTTTTTGAATAGAGCTACTATTAATTTGAATAATGCGAGTTCATGATGCTTACTATTCAAATTACCGGTGGGAACTTATTCCAACTCGCAGCACAGTATCTAGGCGATGCTACGCAATGGATTAGAATTGCTCAGCAGAATGGTTTAATTGATCCTCAGATTATCGGGCAAATGACATTGGTAATACCTGATATTGATCCGACTGCAACTGGTGGGATACCACAGCAGTCATGAGCGGAGTGTTTCTTGGACAGAGTAATGGACCTAATGTGCCCCCGCCAAATGGTGCTGCCCCTGCGGCGGTGCCTCAGCCTGTAGAACTTGGACCGCCTGCTGGATGGGTGCAGCAGCCAGATTTTGCCATTCTTATAAATGGTAATGTTCTACCGTGGCCGATTAGTATCTCGGTGTCCCAGAATAACTATAGTGAGGCATCGAAGTTTGAATGTGAAGTGGCACTGTTGCCGAATGATCAGTATAATGCTAGTTGGTTTAGTGCCCAAATTTCAATTCCTGTCGAGATACAGGGATGGTTAAATGGCGGCTCACCTACGACTATGATTTATGGTCTTGTTGACTCAATTGACTATGATCCAATTTCTCAGCATGTTGTTCTGTCTGGGAGAGATTTGATTGGAAGGTTGATTGATACACCGAATGAGCAAACCTATCAGAATTGGACTGCTAGCAAGGTCGTGCAGGATTTTGTTAATCAGTATGCTTCTGATGGTATGCTTGGAGATATAACAAATACAACAGATATGATTGGCAGGTTCTACGGGATTGATTATGGCTTTACTATCTGGGATCAGTTTCACCAAGCAACAAATCAATGGGATATGATTTTGTTTTTGGCTCAGATTTCAGGCTTTCAAGCTCAGATGCAAGGAAAGACACTGTATTTTGGACCACCACTCTCAACAAATACTCCGCCTTTTCCGCTAGTTGTTACTCCTCCGCCGGTATATAGTAATGTTCCGAAAGTGATGTGTGGAAGAAGTTTGACACTTGCAAAGGATATTACTGTTACAGTGTTGAGTTGGAATAGCTTATATGCAGTGCCAGTTAAACGTAAGGTTTCTGCGAAGGGACAAAAGAGTCATGGTGGTCCAGCACAGAATTATACCTTTATCATACCCGATAAGACACCAGAGCAGGCTTTGCAATATGCTTATATGAAGTTACGGGAATTATCTACACGAGAAAGAATTATAACTGTAGATATGCCTGTGGAGTTTGAAATCACTCCTGCAACTTATGTGCAGTTGCAAGGTACGGGAACATCTTGGGATCAGGTTTATTATATTGACGAGATTGTGCGGAATATCTCTTTCGCGGAAGGTGGGCAACAATCATTGAGATTGAAGAACCATTCGCCATATAATGAGAGTGTTGTGTTTTGATTACTGATTCTGTTAATCTTTGGAACTCAATTAAACGTCTTGTGGAAACAATGCTTATGCGTATGCCACAGCCGCGCAGGGGGATTGTATACTCTGTCGATCCGACAACGCTTCGAGCAAAAGTTCAAATTATGCCGGAGCAAACTATTACAGGTTGGCTTCCAATTGCAATGCCTTGTGTGGGTGGAGGCTGGGGCGTAGTTGCTGCACCGCCGCCAGGGTCGCAAGTGTTAATTATTCCAACTGATGGAAATAACAACGCCGCGGTGGTGGTATCGGCGCATTGGAGTAATGCTCAACCGCCCCCGACAGGATATACAGTTGGAGAATTGTGGTTGTTTCATGAGACAGGGGCATACTTAAAAGTTAATAATCTCGGTGGAGTGTTTTCACGAGATCAGAATAATGCAACTGTAGTTTTAGATGGGACTGGAAAAATTACAGCAACGGATAAAAATGGTGCGGTGGTGGAATTGACTGGCACAGGGGCGATTTATGCGAAGGATCAGGCAGGAGCTTATTGGACTTTGCCTAATGACGGGACAGCGGCAATAGCAGATGCTACAGGGCATTATGTAAAGTTACAAAATAATGGCACTATTAGTATGCTTGGAAATTTAATAGTGAGTGGAGATATCTCGGATCAGAATGGAGCACATGGTTCGCTAAATAATCTTCGCGGGAATTATAATAATCATACTCATAATGGCGTCACACCTGGTAGTGGTAATACCGGTCCAACAGATCTTCCGATAAGTTGAAATCATGAGTGATGCAGCACATTACTTCGGTCAGGATTGGCAACTTGCCGCTAATGGGGATATTCTATTAGCGAGTGGAACGTTGCTGACCCAGCAAAGAGTTTTACGCCGTCTCATGACCAATGCAAGTGGTTATATTTGGCATCTTGCCTACGGTGCTGGTTTGCCTGCAAAGGTTGGATTGAAGACTAATCAAAGAGCAATACAGTCAATTGTGCGAAGTCAAATTTTTCAGGAAGCAACTGTCTCGGCCGTGCCTGCTCCGGTGATCTCAACAACAGTAAACGCAACTGGGACAGTGATTTTGACAGTGACATATACTGATACTACAACAAATCTTCCTGTAACTCTAGTAGCACCAATAACCTCACCATGACTACTTTGGCACTACAGAATTTTAATACGCTTGTGCAGTCTATGGCTGCTGCGGCGCAAGGGGCAAGTGAGCAACCACTGAATTTGGAAGAAGGCTCGACGATTTTGGCCTTGATGGAGGCCGCAGCAGCACAGGGGTTGTTTCTGCAATATTTAACATTGCAGGTGCTTGCTGTTACGAGATTAGCAACATCATTTGGAACAGATTGTGATAGTTTCGGGAATGATTTCGGGTTTACAAGACTACCTGCGGTATCAGCGACGGGGAATGTTACGTTTGCGAGATTTACAAATACAATCTCGGCTTTCATTCCGGTCTATGTGCCTGCAACTAGCACAACACTAGCATCCGGCACACAGATATTGACGAGTGATGGCACAACGGCATTTGATGTTATTGCTGATCCGACAAATGCCTATTATGTAACGAGTCCATCGGAGGGGTATCTTATTCCTTCTGGGACAAGTTCGGCGCTTATTCCTGTCATTGCAGATGTGCCAGGAGCAGGTGGAAATGTATTAGCGAATACGATTACTCTAATCGTCTCTGGTATTCCGGGGATTGATACAGCAACAAATCTTAATGCTACCTCTGGTGGTGTGAACGCGGAGACAGATGCAGCGTTTAAGCTTCGATTTGTTAATTTTATCAATTCTCGAACAGAAGGAACAGCCGATGCGGTTGGGTATGCTATTCAGCAAATTCAACAGGGGTTGACTTGGACTATTCAGGAAAATCAAGTTGCGAATGGAACATATACTCCCGGAACATTTGTTGTTACAATTGATGACGGAAGTGGTGATCCTCCCTCGGGACTTATTGCAACAGCAACAACCGCAGTGCAGAAAGTTAGGCCGATTGGCTCATTTGCTATTGTGCAGGGGCCAACGAAGATCGCAGCGAATATTTCGCTTATTTTGACTCTCAATCCGAATATTAGTTTGCAAGTGGTTGAAGCGGAAGTAAATGCTGCATTGGTGGCATTTATTAACGCCCTGCCTGTTGGAGCAACATTGCCATATAATAGAATTGCTCAGGTAGTGTTTGATGCTGACTCGAACATTACTAATATCAGCAATGTCACGTTGGGCGGCGGGACGAGTGATTTGACTGTGACGGAAAGTCAAGTCGTGCGTGCTGGTAGCATTTCGGTGACATAAGATGACTATTGGGGATCAGGCCGATTTTGTTGGAAGATTGAAAGCTGTTCAGCCAAATGGTTGGTATCCACTAGAAAGTGCTACGAGTGGAATACTGACTCCAGTCCTGACTGCGATTATGACTGGCGTAGCAAATTCCGAAGCTTTAGTGTATACGTTGATAGAATATGTGCATTCTCAAACGAGGATTAGTAGTGCAACGGATGTTAATTTAGATATTATTGCACTGGATTATTTTGGTATTAAATTGCAAAGATTACAAGGTGAGACGGATGCAGCATTTGTTACTCGGATAAAGAATAATCTTCTTGCTCCGAAGAATACTGTGGCGGCAATGAACCAGGCTCTTGTGCAACTTACTGGCAATACGCCGCAGATATTTGAACCGGGTAATCCTCAAGATACAGGTGGCTGGGGAACAGGAGATCAGTTAAAGTGGACTGGACTGGCCTATGGTAAGGCTGGAGGTTATGGATCATTAGTATTGCCGTTTCAGGCATTTATTATTCTTGCTCGACCTGTAGGGCAAGGTGTTCCTTTTGTAAGTGGTTATTATGAGACTATAGGAAGTCTAGGAGTTGGTGTCGGGGGATATGGTGTAGGGGCGATTGAGTATATTGATGTTGAGGAAAACCCTGTCAATATACCGGACTCGCTGATTTATTCAACTATCGTAGCAACAGCACCTGTTGCAACCTTGATGTGGGTTGCTCTTACGGGAGGGGTATAAACGTGACTGATAGAATTATTGTCTATCCGGCAGCAATTCCGCAAGATACAGATATTTTGAATACAAATAGAAATATGATGATTGCGCTGGGATATTTAGCGCAGATGGTGTTGGGGGTTAATACTATTGTTGATGGGTTGGCAGTAGCGCCAGGGGCAGGATTAACTGTTACAATAGGGCAAGGATCGATTTTAAGTTTACAGGTTATTGATATACTCAACTACGGAACATTGCCAGCAGATGCAGTCGATCCGTTGATGAAACTCGGTATCAATCCATTTGGATTGACAAGTTTTACATGCTCTGCGCCGACAACGAGTGGGGATAGTATTAATTACCTTATTGAGGGGACTTTTCAGGAGGTAAATAATACACCAATTGTGCTGCCTTATTACAATGCAGCCAATCCGACACAACCGTATAGTGGTCCGAATAATACTGGAGCGGATAATAATACACTTCGACAGGAATTGGTGGAGTTGCAGCTTAAAGTCGGCACACCAGCGCCGACAGGAACACAATCGACACCGAGTGTAGATACGGGATATATTGGACTATATGTAGTAACAGTGGCTTTTGGCCAAGTTACCATTACAACGGGAAATATTGCTACTTATGCAGGAGCACCATTTCTTAAGACAAAGATGTATGCATTGAGTTGGCAAGGTAGTGCTTGGGCTGATAGTGGTGCTGCGAATGTGATGGTTGCAACTATTAATCCAGGCCCGGCCTCTTTAGCAGCATTGACTGGAGTGACACTCAAGATCACCATGGCAAATAGTAATACCGGGGCAACGACACTGAATATAAATGGACTTGGGGCAATCTCGGTAGTTACACAGGCCGGCGCAGCACTAGGCTCAGGAGCACTTGTGGCTGGTGGTATTTACCAGTTTGTCTATAACGGCACCAACTTCATGTATATGGCATAAGCACATGGATAGAAGATTTGTTTACTCGGGGCAAATCCCGCAAGACTTGGATGTGCTGACACCGCAAGTCGATGCTATGATTGCTCTTGGCTATTTGCTCGGAGCGACACTTGGTGATGCGACAGTGGCAGATGGTTTGCAATGTAACCCGACGTTGCCTGCGAGTATGTCGGTGGTTGTCTCGGAAGGGGTGTTGACTTCATTACAGACAGTCGATCCGAATAGTTTTGGTTCGTTGCCACCGAATACTAATCCATTGATGAAGATTGGTATTAATGCAGCAGGAACAACACCGTTTACATTAACTGCACCACTGACTAGTGGATATAGTCAAAATTATCTCATTGAGGCAACATTTACGGAAGCTGACGGAACGGCAGTGGTATTGCCATACTATAATGCAAGCAATCCTGCGGCGCCGTGGAGTGGGCCAAATAATAGTGGAACGGCACAGAATACGGTTCGAGCACAAACTGTATCGCTTCAATTGAAGGCTGGAGTGGCTGCTCCGGCGGGAACGCAAGTTACGCCAAGTGTGGATACCAATTGGACAGGGTTGTATATTATTACTGTAAATTATGGACAGTCGTCTATAGTTGCAGCAAACATCACGACATATCCTGGCGCGCCGTTTCTGCAAGCAAAATTGCCGGTGTTGACTTGGACTTCTGTGATCTGGCCAGATACAGGAAGTGTTAATGCTTTAGTGGTAACACTAGGCCCGGCGCCGGTAACATTGGTGCCACTGATCGGTGCGGCGTTTAAAGTCAAAGTAGCAAATACGAATACAGCTAGCACAACAGTTAATGTCAATGGTTATGGTGCTGCTAATATTGTAAATCCCGATGGAACTGCATTGATCGCAGGACAGCTTAATTCCAACGCAATAGTAACATTGGTATATAATGGAACAAATTATCAACTATTAGCTGGAAGTGCTGCTATTGAAGGTCCTTCGTTGTATATATCTGGAACGGGAACATTTGCTGGGCCAGCTTATATGCCAACGGCCCCTGTGGGGACCAATACTACTCAGGGTGCTTCCACAGCGTTCGTCCAGGCAATCCCGCATGGGTCACAGGCATTCACCACCTCGGGCACGTTCCCAGTGCCGGTTGGTGTCACAACAGTGTATCTCACAGGCACAGCACCTGGTGGAGGTGGGGGCGGTAGTTACGCGATCAACAATCTCTACTCCAATGCCGGCGGTGGAGGGTCTAGCGGCCAGTCGGTAATTCGCCACGCTTTGACAGTCACGCCGGGGACGCCATACACAGTTACACTGGGTGCTCCCGGTGCTGGTGCTCCGGGCGGGACAGGGTTTCAAGGAAATCCGGGTGGAGCACTGTCATTCGGTAGTCTACTTACCCTTACTGGTGGTGGTGGTGGTTTCGGTGCACTATCGACAAACCCTGGTGCGGGTGCTGGTTCATCTGGGTCGGGGAGCAGTCAGGGAGGGCCAGGCGCAGGAATAGATACCACTACCGCTACGACGATGACAGGCGGCTACGGAGGTTCATCTCCTTTTGGACAGTATGGCCGCGGTGGGGATGGTGGACTTGCTACGAACGCTCAACCATCTGTCTATGGGCAGAATGGTGGCTCGGCATACCTCTTGGTGGAGTGGTAAGATGGCGAACGCAACAAGCGGCCATACTTACGCGCAGATCGTCAACGGTCTGGTGCATTGGATATTTGGTATGTCCGATCTGCCGGAATGGAATGGTGATCAAATTACAGTGGTGGACATTACGGGAGTTTCCCCGGCGCCGACCCGGGGTTGGCTATATAACGGAGTCACCTTCTCACCATCCCCGCCTCCACCTCCTCCAACGCTCGCCCAGCAAGCCGCTGCGCTGCTCGCCACCGGCATCGCTATCACCAGCATGGCAACCACCGCCCTGGACGCTACCTATTCGGCCAGCGCGACGGCTCAGGCGCAGATCAACGCTGAGGTGACGAGCATCCTGCTCAACGGCACCTTCGCGGATGGCACTAGCACAATCGACTGGTTGGATGTGTCTGGTGTTTCACATACTTTTACAATTGCTCA